TGGTAGTGTACGACTATCACCATAATCAGTTCTCATACTAATACCATCCTCACCTGTAATTCCAGCCAATCTAAACACGTCTGACACACTTCTAATTGGAACTGGACCACCTATTCCAACTCTAGGTGCCGTGCCTGTTTCTCTAAATAATTGTGTTAAACTTTGATCATCTGCTACATTTCCCTTTTCATCCAGCATAACGTTAAATACTTTTTTATCACTAGGTATTGTTTGTATTCCTGTTGGTGTTGGTGTTGTAGCTGCTGCATCTATATCCTCTATTGTTGCTTGCATTGAACGATCTCTAACCTCTCTTGGATCATCTAAAAATTTTTGAAACTCAGCTTCTTTAGCTATTCTAATTGGATCATCAGCTCTACGCATAACTGTTCCTGAATCTAAAAGATCATCAAGTGAGCTATAAGAATCTTTTGATCCTATTGAAGTATAAACTCCATTTTCTACTATTTCAAAACCAATAGGTGATTCATAAATATATGAACCATTACCTAAATCATAAACAATTCTTCCACCTTTAGTATTAGGTAAACCGCCTAAACTTTCAACTGTAGGCAATCCACCTTCTTGTAACCCGACTCTACCACCTTTTTTCATATTGTATCTTGCAACAAAAGCATCTCTCTCTGCATCTGACATAGCAGAATATTCTGGATCAAATCTATAATAGTTATCCATAAACGTTCTCATCTGTTTACCAACGCTTTCTTTTCTAGCTGCCAGATACTCTTCCATAGTCTCACCTTCTTCTTGTGGTCTAAAGTCACCTTTAAAATAGCTATACAAAGCTGAAGCTCCAGATGTAATACCACCTACAACTAATTGATCCATTACAGATTTTGGTAATAATTTTGTTGCTCCTGGAATTTTTGCAATTGTTTTATCTGTTATTGCTCTTATAATACCTGTCTCTTTTTCAGGTACAACAGGTTTTGGTTTTGGTAATGTAGTAACGTCAGTCGTTGTTGTTTTGGGAAACATAGTACCAAGTGGTCCCTCTCTAAAACCTTCCATACTAAATTTTTGACCACCTAAAAAACCTTCACCAGTTTGAGCTCCACCTAATTTACCTACACCTTTACCAAAAGCGTAAGTTGCTGCTCCTTGTTTAAGAGCATCACTAATACTACCTCTTTGATCAAATCTACCTACACCTCTCATCAACGCTGCAGCTCCTGGGTTAAAAGGTGCAACAAAAGGTGCTGCCTTAACAGCTATATCTGCAAGCTCGTTGGGTATAAGTTTTCTAATTGTTTTCTTTATTAGACTACCTAATCCGTATTTTTGTCTAACTGTCTTAACAGTCATCCCACCTCTATTACGTAATTGTCTTGGCATTTGTGCTCTTGTTATCATATCTTTTAATTAATTAAATGTTAAAGGCAGGGATTTCACCTGAATTTATCAACTTACTAGTTTTTTGCTAGTAAATCAAGACTATGTTGTTACCTCTCTAGGCTTTGATTGTAGCGCAGAAAGGACCACGTGTAGTCTATTTGCCGTGGCTGCAGTCACTTTTAGTATCTCACTCTCTTCTAATACTAAAGGGGCTGATAGTAGTTCTGATGTTCCATTAGCGGATATGGATTTAGTTTTAAATAAACTGAATACGTTATCACTTGTATCTGTAATTGTCACTGTAATAGTATCACCACTACCTGAGTCGTCAGATACTAGTATGGACTTAACAATGGCTGTTGTAGCTGTAGGCACAGTGTATAGTGTTGTAGCTGATGTAGTTGTTAAATCTACTTTTTTATTTACAAATGAATTAGCCAAAGAAAAAAGCCTCCGCCTCTGACTCGTCTTTTAAATCTTGTTGATACGTTGTGTTTAATTTTTGCACAATACTATCAACATCTCTAACAAACGATTGTTGTATTTGTTGATCATATCGCTCCGTAGGTTGTGTTAACGCTTGAACTATTCTAGCCACGTTTCTTAACTCCTTTTATTTTTTTCTTATTTAGTGATGCATAAAAAACTTGCTCACCTCTTTTTTTACCATATTGTTTCTTCATAGACTTCATTATCTTTTTACCTTTTTTATTTAATGGCATTATCTTCTCCCGTCTGGTTGGTAGTCTATTCTAAAAGTTCCTAGTTTCCAGAATTGACTTGTGCTTGTGTTTTCTATTTTTAAAGATATTTCTCTAGCTCTTGCACGTGTATCTATTTTTTGTGTACCACTAGATATTGTAAATGGTCCTAACGTAGAACTAGCTGCTGTGTCATTTGGAAAGTCTCTTAAATTTAATGTAACTCTTGCATCACCTGTTTGTGCTAAGAAGTCTGGTATGACTCTTCTTATTTTCATCATAAACTCACCGTCATTTCCTGGGCCACTTATACCCCTTGGACCAATATCAAAACTACCAGATTCTATATTTGCTGTAATAGCAGTTGTTTGACCACCTTTTATTTGATTAAGGCCTGTTTCATGTTCGTAATATGTTGATGCACCATCTGTGTTACCATGAACATAGTTAACATCAGTGTCTGCTGTTTCTGCACTTGAGTCATATTCTGTTGCATGTGGTTTACCAAATATAGCAGAGTCCTCCCATGCTGTTCTTGCTAATGTTCCTGTTGTCCATACTGGTCGCTCGGGACTTGAGTCTAGATAATTATATGCTACCATTCTGTTTACAACACCAGAGCCAGAGTTTGGATAGAACCAAATAACTTCACCAAACAAATTGTTTAGTCCAGCGTTAATGTGTTGTTTAGGTGTAGTATTAATATCGTCAAACACATGATCCTCAACTAAACATGGTAATGATTCTAATTTACCTGTGTATCTAAAGAAACCGTTCTCCGACATCCAATAAGCTGTACCATCAACTTCAACAGCTGCGTTCTGTCCAATAAGTCCACAGTTTGTACCGACCTGTTGAAATGAGAATGTAAATGGTGGACCAACAAAACGCATAATAAATAATGCAGTATCTGTCCATATGTAAATTGCATCACGACCTCTGATTGCTCCAACAAGTTTAGATCCATCTGCAAGTCTTTGTGTACCCGCTGTGTTGGTCGCTGAAGGTGTGTAGGTATTAATATCCTCTTGAGAAGAGAATCTTATAAACATTGGATCCTGTGTAGATTTAGTTCCTATAGTTGTTTCTGTACCAAAAAATATTAAGTGACGGTCTGGAGTAGATACTAAACTAAATGCAGAAGCTGTTGGTGCACCTGTTATAATAGTTGCTCTGGTGTTATTAGCTCCCGTAGGATTAGAGTCCCACTCAAAACTTTCTCCACCATTTATAGTTGCTATAAGTTTATTACCTAAATTATCTAATGACCACAAACCTGGTGCAGTTACAATATCTCCTGATGCTGCAGCGTTCCATGCAAAAAAGTTTGATGCGTCCGTAACTGTTGCACCTGATGAGTGAGCTGCTGCTGTTGTACCAGATGCTCCTCTAGTTAAACCGGATAAAGTTCCGCTATTGTCATTACCAGTGTATGTAATTAATTCATTGTCTATCAATACTGTACCTGATGATGGAAATGAAGATGAGCTGGCCATTGTTAAACTTGTTACACTTGCGTTTATTGAAGATGATAATGTAGATGTAAACTGACCTGCTTGTTGCCCGCCCCATGATCCAAGACTCCAACCTGTTGATGCAACCTCTACCGCTGGTCCTACTGAATAATAATGTTGAACTCTAATACCACCAGATGTTGATGCACCAGACCCTGATTCGTTTGATTCCATTTCTATTGTTAAAGTTGTGTCTGTTGGTATTGATGTTACCATAAATTTTTTATCTGTAAAATCACCAGATCCAAAATCTGAATTAGTTATGGATGTAAAAGTATCTAATAATATTATGTCAAATTTATTTATATTGTGTGCTGATGCAAAAGTTAACGTTACAGTCTTTGATCCGTTAGTTGTAGAAAAAGCATTTGATAATGATGTAGTAGATTTAATAGGGTGTATATCATAAAATATACCACCAGAGTATGCATACAAAATTCTATTTGTACCTAAGATAGCATATTTAATACCTGAAGTATTTACAAAGTGATGAATAGCAGTTGCTCTGCCTGTAATTTGAACAGACCCTAATTGAGACCAACCACCTATTTTTTCTGGTGTGCCATATCTAAAACGAACATTATCGCCGTCGACCCATTGGCTTTCTCCACCTGTTGATGTAACTTGTTTATTGAATCCAGGTGCAAATTTTACTTTTTGCAACATAATAAATTACCTATGGTTTAGTTGGCCAAGTAACATTGTTACATTTTTCAACGGTATCCTTACCGCTAGGTAAATCTCTAAGTTCCTGTCTGTATGTTTTCATGTCATCTGACATAGTAACATCAGATAAAGCATAAAAATCTGTTTCAGCTAATAATCTATTTCTTTTAGATCTAAGATTAGATTGTGCTCTTCCTAGGGCACCATCTGCCCATGCTTTCTCTTCAGCATCTCTAGCAGCTTCCTCTTCTGCTGTAAACTGAACTATATTACCGTTTATATTGTGATACCTTGGCATTCTTAATTATCTATCATATTAATTAATTCCATACAAGACTATATCTCCAGCGTCTATATTACCTGAACTCATCTTAAATTGAACTGCATCTATAGCTGAAGTAGTATTAAAATATCCTGCTACATAACTATTTATTTCATATGGATCTCCAGGACCAACACCCACACCAAAAGTGTTAGATATATAATGTTTTACAAAAGTTGTAGAAGATGGATTAAATAAATGCAAATAACCTGAATAGCATTCATCATTAGCTGTTGATACATTATACGCTAACATTTGAAAATCTGTGCTTTGTGCTAATCTACCAGCCGTTATTCCTAATGCTAATTCTTGTGCACTACCAGACTCGTTGTGTGATGCATGAAAATAAGTTGAAGTTTTAGTAACATTATAATTTGAACCAGTGTCTATACTTCCATTAAAACTAAAAACTGATACTGCTGATGGGTGAATATTATTAAAAGTAAATAGATATTCTTTATAAGTATCATCTAATACAACTGAACTAGAACCATCAACAAATGATAAAGTAGAAGAACTAGAAGCCGTTAGTTTTTTAATAAATGTCATAGAACCTAATGCTGTTGTAGTGCCAACTGCAGTTGCTGATCTAAGTGCTCTATTATTTAATGTAACAATACTCATTAGCTATCTTTTATTCCATAAAGTTTTATTGTGCCAGAATCTATATTACCACTCGACATTTTAAATTGAAGTCTTGTTAAAGCAGTTGTTGTATTAAAATAACCAGCTACAAAACTACCAATTGATTCATCATTATCTGAATATATACGTGTTCTTATTACAAAGTTTTTTACAAAGGTTGTAGATGATGGGTTAAATAAAAACATTTCTCCAGATGAACTCTCATCAGCAACACCGGCACCAATACCTTCTCCTAATGGTTGGAATGAAGTTCCATTTGCCTGATCTGTTGCAGTTCTATAACCTACTCCGTGACCTGAACCACCTTCATTATTATATGCTCTAAAGTGAGTAGATGTAATAGATAAATTAAAATTTGTATTTGTTCCTGTATCACCTTGAAATGTAAGCCTATTGTTACCTGTATCAGTTCCTGGGTGAATATTTATAAATTTAAAAAGATAAATAGGATATGTGCTATCAATTCCACTTGTAATAGATATTGTAGAGCTACTACTAGCTGTCGTAGTAGATATTAAATTTAGAGCACCACTAGGCACACTGCCTAATGCTGTAACATTGGTTATACTATTATTGTTATATTTAACTAACGCCATATAATTTTATTGTTCCTGCATCTACATTACCACTAGATGCTTTAAATCTAAATCTTGTAATTGCTGTTGTTGTATTAAAATATCCTCCAACATAACCAACTAAAGATAAATCATTTTGATGTGCTTGTTGCATTGTTCCCATAAAATGTTTTACAAATGTTGTATTTGAGGGATCAAAAACATGTAAAAAACCACAAGAACATTGGTCATTATCTGTACCGACATCAACTCCAAAATGTTGAAAAGACGTTGATTGTGATAAATCTCTGCTATCTTGATAAGATAAAGATCCACCGCCACCAGCTTCAGGATTTTCACATAAAAAATATGTAGATGTAATTGTTCGATCGTAATCTGTATTAGTACCTGTATCAGCTTGAAAAGTAAATTCTGCACCATCTGTTGCAAGGTGTATATCAAAAAATTTAAATATATATTCTTTGTAAGTAGAATCTATCCCCGAAGTAAAATCTATTGTTGATGAACTACTAGCAGTTTGAGTAGATATTAAATTTAAAGCACCACCAGAGATACCTGCAGGTATACTTGTAATCGCTGACAATGAGTTATTGTTACAAACTAATACTGACATACCACACTCCTAGCTTATACCATACAATTTAATAACTCCTGAAGCAATACTACCTGAAGCCAAATAAAATCTAACACCATCAATTGCGTTTGTAGAAACTACAGTGCAACTAGCTGTGACGTGATTTGTAGCACTTAATTCATCTATATTTGTTGCTGCCTCTTGTATTACTTTATAATGTGTTGTGCCTGATGGGTTAAATAATATAAGTTCCCCATTGAAACATTCATGAGCAGCACCGCCACCAACATCATCAATAGATAATGGGTTATAATTACCGCCACCAGCATCAGTATTAGAGTTACCATCAGATCTAAATCTTGTATGGGCATATAGGTAGGTATTACTTCCATCCACTATTGAACCACTATGAAAAACTCTCATTCTTAAATTAGCATCTGTAGATGGGTGTATATCTGTTAATTTTATCATATAATTTTTATATGTACTATCTATATTTGAAGTTATGTCTACATTTGAAGTGTTTGAAGTAATGGTTGTTGTTGAAAGTAAATTATAAGAACCACCACCTTTGATATAAGAATAATCAATTCTTTTTAATGTTCCTGCGTCTGATATTAAAAATTCATCTGTATCTGCTGGTTCTGCTGCTAAAGCTGTTTGTGCTGATATTACGTCTGTATTTAATTTTGCACCTGTAACTGCGTTGGCAGCAATACTTGAAGTTGTCACTCCATTATCACTTGGTGTGCCTATATTTAACACATCACCTAATAATAATATAAAATCTATAACATCTCCGGTTGCCAAATTGCTTGCGAACGTGATTGTGGACCCTGATATTGTGAAAGAACTACCTGGTTTTTGCAATACACCATTTAAACTGACCAGCATATGATTAGCTGTTTCTGGTTCTACGTTTGTAGAATCCACTTGCATAGTGTATGCTGCTTGTCCGTTTACTACAGATATAGCATCACAAACTTGAAAGTTTCCTACTACTGGCTGTTTTCCTATATAT